ATGGCTGGCACTATATTAGTGCCATGTGGATACTCAAGTGAAAGACTGGGCCGTTGCATTCATCGCAGCGGCCAGCCTGATTGGGTTTGTTGTGTGGTCCATAAGCATAATCGTGCCATTTATATGGAGCCTGTGAAATGTTACTTGAGCTTGCGGCGGCAAACGCAGCTTTTAACGTCATTAAACAGGCGCTGGCTAACGGCAAAGACTTGTCTGATATGGGGTCAAAGGTCTTTGACTATTTTGACAACAAAGCCAAGATTCAGCAAAAGGTCACTGAAAAAGGCAACCGATCCGACATTGAGGAGTTTTTTGCCCTTGAGAAACTGAATGCCCAAGAAGTTGAATTGCGTGAGCGCATGATTTACGCTGGTAGACCGGGGATGTGGGCTGATTGGCAAAAGTTCCAAGGTGCTGCTGCCCGTAGACGCAGAGAGGCCAAGGAAGCTGAGATCAAAGCCATCAGGGTTCGCAAAGCCAAGATGGAGCAACTGATTGAGTACACGGTTCTTGGTATAGCCTCCCTCATTCTTTCTGCGCTGATTGTTTATGGCGTTTACATTTACATGATGTACATCCGAAAATGAGCGACAAACCAGAATCTATCATTGATAAGGTGCTGGCCTATGTGGACAGCCCGTTCAAGCTGTTTGCGGCCATCTTGATGGGCGTCATTGCTTTTGCCGGGTACTTCCTTTGGCAGAACCAAGAGTTTATGCGGGACGCATACAAGGAATCCAAGAAGCTGCCTGAGATCAACACAGCCCGTGCCGACGATGCAAGCTCCATGCTGCTTAAAAAGACGGGCGCTACAGTGGTGGCGGTTTTTAAAGTCAACCCTCTGTTCAACAGCAGAGTGTTGTATAAAGCCTACACCAAGGACGGCAGGGACAAGACGATTGAAGATATTGATGTGGGCCTGTTCAGTCAGAACACAGCCAATAATTCTGACGTTGTAAAGCTGATGACCAACGAGATTCCCTGCGGGGAATACCGTTACGCGCAGTCCGAGGTGGGCTTGTGGTATTTGGAGAAGGGCGTAACCTTTACTTGCCGAGTCAGTGTTCCTCCAGACAGTCACCGCTTTGTTGGGCAGATCACGGTGGGTTGGTCAGAGCAACCGCAGAACCTTGACCAAGTTCGTTTCATGCTGGAGATTGCCAGCGCCATGCTAACCAAGAGGGGTAATTAATATGGATTGGCTTAAACAAATCGCACCGACTATTGCTACGGCAATGGGTGGCCCACTGGCGGGAATGGCTGTGTCGGCTATCTCAAAAGCTATTGGCGTTGACCCTGACAAGGTTGGCGACATGATTAGCAATAACAAATTGTCGGCAGAGCAAATTGCACAAGTCAAGATTGCCGAAATTGAACTTCAAAAACAAGCGCAAGAACTTGGCCTTAACTTTGAAAAGCTAGAGGTGGAAGACCGCAAGTCAGCACGGGAGATGCAAGCCACCACCAGAAGCATGATGCCACCCATCTTGGCTGGCGCTGTGACTATCGGCTTTTTTGGCATTATGGTAATGATGTTCTTCAACCAGATTGACAGCAGCAACCCTGCAATTTTGATGATGCTTGGCAGCTTGGGTACTGCGTGGACGGGAATCATTGCTTACTATTTTGGATCGTCTGCTGGTTCACAAGCCAAGACTGATTTGCTTTCTAAATCTGGAGCATCTAAGTGATTACTGTTGAACAACTTAAAGAATTGCACATCAATGACGATTGGCTGGAGCCTTTGAATGAGGCCATGCAACGCTATGAAATCAACACACCATTGCGAATGGCAGCGTTTATTGGTCAATGCGCTCACGAATCAGCCAACTTTAAAACGCTGCAAGAAAACCTGAACTATTCAGCGGAAGCCCTGTGCCGTGTCTGGCCTAGCCGATTTCCAAATCTTGAGGCAGCACAACCGTATCACCGCAATCCCGACAAGATCGCAAACAAGGTATATGGTGGTCGTATGGGGAATGGAACCGAAGAAACCGAGGAAGGCAGTCTGTATAAAGGCCGTGGCTTGATCCAGTTGACCGGGAAGGATAACTACACTCTCTGTGGTGATGCTTTGCAAGAGGATTTCATTCATTCGCCTGACCTTTTGTTGTCTCCAAAATATGCCACTTTGAGTGCTGCATGGTTTTGGAATAAGCGTGGCCTAAACAAAGAGGCCGATGCAAAAGATTATGTCGCCATGACCAAGAAGATCAATGGCGGCACAATCGGCTTAAAGGATCGCTTAAAGCATATCAATCATGTGCTGGAAGTTCTTTTGGTAAGTTAAATTCATGCTGTCCACTCCCTTTCATTACGACCACTGTTTGATTTAACCGTTTTGCCTGTCAAGTGGATAAGGCCAACGGCTTTCATTTCGTTTAGCCGCCTAGCAATTTGATTGCCCTCAAGACAAGTCAATTTTGCAATGCCATCTTTGCCAAGAGGCCCGTATTCTTCTAAGCAATCGTGAATAATTTTGTGATGCTTAGATGCAACTTCTTTAATGCTGTCCGCTGCTTCATATGATGTGATTGGGTCATCATTTCTTACCCGTGGAAAAGAATCCAAAGGGTGACCGCCAAAAAAATCTTTAAGTTTCATGTTTTGTCCTGTTAGGTGGGGTACTCGCTGCACTGTTTGCATCGCCGGGAACCCCTAGCGCCAGCATCCGCTTTCCCCCGTTAATCAAAAGTTTATGTCATCATCCTTGGGGAAGCCGACTTCTTTTTCTCGCGGTTCGTTAATGTAAGCCCATCCATTCCATCCACCATCCATCAAGGGCGTAACATCAATCTTGAGCATTTCACCGTTTTTGGTTTCAATGATTGAGCCAATACGGGTGTAGCGGTTTTTTTCTTGTCCACTGGCGTTGGTGTATTTGCCAGTGATAACAGAGATTTCTTTGAGCAATTTAGCCATGTTTTCTTTCGTTAAGTTTTTCAATTTTTGTTTCAAGTTCAACAAGAAACCCCGTGATTTCAGCCTCTAGCATTTTGACGTAATCAACATCAAAATCTACACGCTGAATAAAAAGTTGCAAATCTTCTGGCATCCTTGGGTCAAAGCTAACAAAGTCGCACCATTTACGCTGTGTGCAAGCCATCTGCCATTGCATCTGTGGGATGTATTTGCTTGGCACTTTGTCAGACAGCACAGTGTCAATGTGTGTGGCAGTGTTTGGGCATTTAATCTCAATCAACCCAACGTCACCAACCAGTCCGTCTGGTGATGCGCCAGCGTTACCGATTGTGGGGTGGACAACAAACCCAATCTCGTCAACCAGTACGTCAACAACAGCTTCGTATGCGGCACGGGCTAACGGTTCTTGGTCTGTCCCCCATTGCATAGCAGCGTTGTTAAAACTCTCGCCTTGTGTGCCTGTCATGCGCTCACAAACCAATTGAGCCATATAGTTATCCCGGCTTGTGCTGTAACCCGTCTTGGTTTTAGAGATTACGTCAGCAACCCTTGATGCTGTGACTTTGCCAAGCCGAATAGCAAACCATTCAGTGCTTCTCTGTTCCATTACAGCTTGCCTTTCATTTTGTCTTTGGCGGCAATGACTTTCTTTTGCCACACGGGTTCGTTGTTGGCGTATGCGTAAGCCTTGACGTAAGCCTTTTTGAGATCATCTTGCGTGGTGGTCGCTTCAATAGCGGCAAGGTGGTCAGCCATTACGGATTCGTCAACCTCAGACTTTTTGGTTTCTACTTTGCGACTAGCGGCATTGCCATCATCATCTTCTGGAGCAATACCGCAAGCTGCCATCAATGAATAACGTCTAGCGTATGTAAGCGCAGAGCCGTAGCCTTGAGGGTCATGCTTGACAGCAGGGACATGAAGTTTTCCGCAATTAAGCGTTTCACCTGATTCGTGGATAAACACAGTCTCAACAATTACGCCTGTGTCAGACTCTGACAGTTGCTGGACAAGGGCTATCCCGTTGCTGTTTAAACCATCCATGACAGCATCAACGCAAGCGGCAAGGTCTGCATAGCGGCTCCGGAAATGCGGGTTTGTGGCGGTCTTTAAAGCAGGTCCAAAGGCTTGTTGCGCCTTGACCAGTGCGGTGGCGATTTGTTTCATGCTGTGTGCTCCAATGCTTGTAATTTGCTAATGCGTTCGTTAATTTTGGCAACTTTTTCGGAAAACTCTTGTTGCGCTTTTTCTTTTTGTTTTTGCAAAACAGCAAGTTTTTGTGCAGTCGGGTCGTAATCATCAGGAATTTCCAACAAAATTTCCTGTTCACCAATGTAGGTGCGATGTTCGTCATCGTTTAATTTGGCGTAAAGAACTTGATATTCGCCAATTTCTTCCCAAGAATATTTGGCATAGTAAATGTGAATTGTGGTTTTGATTTTCATTTTGATAATCCGTAAAAAAGTAAAGTGGCTAAAACGATGCCGATAAAGACTGCCAGCACATATCCAGCAATGACTTCCCAAAGCGGCTCTGGATCGTAAATTCCGCTGTGGCCTGTGACAAAAGTGCAGTCAGCCAAGGTGCGGGGGGTTTGATAGTGTGAAGGTTTCATTTTTTTGCTTTCTTAAAAGACCCCAAGGTGTTTGGGGCATGGGTTGATTATAAGGTAACTTATCTGCTTTGTAAAATTTTTTGCAATTGTTGCTTCACCCCAACAACAATGATTCAGCTTCACGCTTCATTTTGTCGCCAGCGCCAAACCATGCGCTAGACAATCTGTTGTCAACATTGCGTCCACGCTCATGATCAATGTATTGAGTCACGGCATTCAACAATCCCCATTTTGTCCCTTGAACACCGGGTAAATTTGACCCTATTGCTTTGTTTTCAAACAACTCCATGATTTGATTAAATCCTCGTTGCTCTTTGTATGCGCCAGTTGTTTGATTCATTGATGGCTTGAAAAAGTTGTGCAAAAAATCATTAACAAATTGACTGTTTACTCTTTGACGCGCCAAAGCTCGGTAGCCATCCATCATTCCGTCAAACCCGCTGACAACCAGCCCTAACTTGTCTCGCATTAAGCTGGCATCAAATGCTGAGTTATGACGCATTGAAAACCTAGATGGCATTGACTCACGGTCTGCTGCTGACAGTGTGTTGTTGCATACCACTCTAATGCTGGTGAATTGGCCGACAGTCGCTGTAGCGCCATCAAACCCTGTAGACAGCAACAAGTACCCACGCACAGCATCGTCGCCAAGGACGCAAGCCTCACGGTTTACGTTTGCCAAAGCCCAAATCCTTTGACCTCCTTTAATCGCGCCAGCAACTTCTAATTTGAATCCAGCAGATTTAACTAGAGTGTCAAAGAATTCAAGAATTTCACGGGGCTGGTGGATGCGGTAACGATTTGTCACAACCCCAAGAGGTTTGTTGTTGTCCATTCTGTAGACCACACTTAAATCAGGAATTGTTTCTACGTTCCACATTGCTTGCTCTTTACCTCTTGGGTAAAAGAATGTTGGCATAACATCAGCGTCCCAATCTAAACCAGCTTCGCGTTGCCAAACATCAATTGGAGCATCAACGCTCAACTGTTGACCAAGGCCGTGCCAAGGTGTTTTGCCAGCGTAGGCGATTTCAGCCTGTCCAGTGATTGTGTTTGTTTCAATTAAATGTGACATGTCTTGTCCTTTTAGATTAAGCGGGTTAAAGAAAACTTTTTTCGTTACTGAAATCAAAAGCCTCGCGGATGTACGCTGGATTCAAAACGCAATCCTCATAACCATCTGCGATGCTTTGCAAATATCCTGTTGTTGGTGTTTCGTATCCTTCAGAATTCATGTAGTAGATAAAAGCCTTGGTGTATTCGCCTTTGCCGCGATAAATTTTGCATTCATTGCGACCATACATATTTGGATAGCCTTCGTATAAATCTAAGGACTCCACGCACTGGTTGGTGACCCTCCATAAACCTACTGGTGTTTTAAAACCTTCCGAATATTCAATGTCTGCAACTCTGCGAAACACTAATCGGTAATTCAATAAGAATCCAGTTCCAATGAATTTTGCTTTTGGGCAACGTCTAGACATTTGCTCGTGATTTAGATTGCTTCCGTATGCTGCGTAAATAGTCATTATTGCCCTCTGTTGATTGTTAGCAATGCGTTAGTGTCCATATCGCGCAAAAAATTGTCAGGCGTGTCATACCGCACAAACTGTGTGCTTAGATGCAAAGCCTGTCGTGATACAAACCTCATATACTCAGCGTTTGTTTTGCCAAACGTAAAGATGCCAGCCTCACGCATTCGGGCAACAACCGCATCAGCGGTCGCGCCCGTGTAAATTTTGCCGTCATTTGTGATAACCATCATGCTCAATACTCCTTAAACTTTCGCCAACGCCACACGGCGCTCACGGTAAAACTTGCGGACTGTTGCGTCTGGTGTCACTTTCAACAAATTCTCAAACTTGCCTTCGCCATCCATCTTGATGTTTTTGGCTTTGACTGCTGACTCAACAAAACCACCAACCAGCTTCACCCAATTCACCATTTTCAAGCCGTTCACAGTGCCTGAGTGCTGTCTAAATTCAACAGTGCCGTGGCGCACCATGGATTCAAGGTTCAATTTGTGGTAGCGGCTAGAGCTGCTGTAGCCATCGCTGTTAATAATGCGCGTCAAACCTTGGATGCTGGTCGCTGTTGCCAATTTGTCAAAAGCAACTTCAAGGCTTGCAAACTTGCTACGAATAGCTCTGCAAAATTGATTGTTGCGGCGGCTTGCAGGGACAATGCTGTCAAAGCAATCTTCATATTTCAACCACATTTTGCAAATGCGGCTCATGGAATTCACTGTCAAATCACGCCCATCAACGTGGACATGTAAACCGCAGCTTGTATTGACTTTTGCACCAATGCGCTCCAGCGTGTCGCCAACTAAGGCAACTTGCATCAAGCCGTTTTCGCCTTGGAGAATTGGGCTAACCAACTCAAAGCCTTGATTGCCAGAAATGCTGCAATCGCTAACTACTTTCCAGTGGTTGCGTGTCGCGTGGTTGTAGCCCTCTACAACGCACAAAATGCCAACAGCATTCAAGGCGCTAGCTACATCGCTCATAGCTACGTTTGTGGCTTCAATCTCAATTCCAAATTTGCGGTTCATGTTGGCTCCTTATAGACCCCAAAAGCAGGGCATGGTTGAATTATAAGCCAACTTATACAAGTGCAACCATCTTTTTTAAAAAAACGTAAAAAAATTTTTTAGATTGTTACAATTGATTAACTTAACATCGCTTATACTTGTGGTATGGAAAAACAAAAAGCTATCAAACTCGCGGGTTCGCAAAGCAAGCTGGCAGAAGTCCTTGGCGTAAGTCAAGCTGCCATCTCACAGTGGGGGCAAGATGTTCCTATGATGCGTATCTATCAACTTAAATCATTGAAACCTGAGTGGTTTATTGACGAGCCAACCAAGTTGCCACCACCTATTCTTGAGCCGCTATGAGAA